AAAGTAGTATTGTTTAATTTATTAGTAAAATTGACAAGTTCCTCGTTTGCGGGTCTTATCATGTTTTGGTTCTTGCAATCAAGATCAGAAAACGGAATTGTGATTCTAAATGGATGGTCTGCCATCTCTATCTCAATTTCAGGCTATCTAGGCATTACAGCGTTAAATATTTTTGTGTCACAATAGTGTTGTATTTATTCCTTGCTTTGAATGCAAGTCATGGATTGAATTATTTTTTCGTACAATGATTCTCGGATATCGCCTTGTTTCTTAAATCGTTCGAAACTTACGAAACTCCTTAAGTGTGATTTGCCTTTATTTGGATTAATAATTTTACTAATTTCATCAGTTGTTAATCCTGTGCGCTTCGATGTTTTTCGTATTGCTGACTTGGTTGCAAATGCTCTGCTAGAAATATACTGCGCCTGAGTATTATCATTGGTTATTTTTGATAACGTACTTTCGCTTAGCTTGATCATTAGTCCGTAATCTCAACTGTGTAGTTCATTAAGGCGTTGTATGCTCGTGGATCGAGTTCTTTCTCGTGCTTTTCGGCAAGATACTTAATCATCATTTCTTTTGCATATTTGTATTCAGCAAACGCTTCTTCTGGGGTTTTTAGCTTTCTCAGAGTTATCCTGTCGCCACTTATACTTATGCGAGCAACAAACCCACCGACCGATGACTTATCAACGCCCATTGGTAAATTGCTGCGGGATTTTTTAGCCCGATTCATGAATTGAGAAATTTCAGTGGGGAGCATTACACATTTGTCGGGACAGTAAGTCATATTATTCTTATCAAGAAGATCACGGGAAATTCTTTGACCCGCATACTTTTCCATTTGGCCTTCATACCAATCATAAAAATAAGTGTAGTTTTTAAACTTTCGGCAAACACTCAAGCGACCATCGGATCTTTTAACCTCGGTCAACATTTTAACCCATATCGGATATGGTCGAGACCCAATAGCCAGACGCTCATTTTCATTAATTCCAATTCCACAAACCAGTTTCATAAAATACACTCAGTGGTGATGTTAAATTACAGTGTAATAAATATAGTAAGTGGTGTAAATATATTTTAAATATAAATTTATATCATGTGAGGGCTGTATTAATTATTAATTTTTTGTTTAATGAGAATATTTATTAATATTATAAAAAAATACCAGTTCCGCATTCTATCTTAATAACAAGGGGGTTTAATGGATAAGAATATATAGAGAATTTATAGGAAATATAGGAGAAATACAGAAGAAATCGTATAAAAAATATACAGCAATCTATTAATACAATTGTTCTTAGATATATAGTAAAATACTCGATACAACGTATTAGATTTAATGGAAATTTAGGAGAAAAAACATGAGTGTTATGGGTAAACCTAGACTCATAGATTCACCTGAAATATTCGAAGAAATAGCAGATGAATACATGCAGTGGGTAAAGAACAACCCAGTGATGAAGACAATTACCGCGTCTTTTCAAGGTGAAATTTCTTATTTGAAAGTTCCACATCAACGACCAATGACGCAATATGGTCTAGCTTCACACCTTGGAGTTGGGTTAAGCACGCTGAAAGACTACGGTACTCGACCTGAGTATTCGGCTATCTTTAGGAAAGTGACTGCAACAATGACAGCATGGAACGTGGATGGTGCATCTAGTGGTGACTTGAACGGCAATATCATTGCACGTATCGAAGGTCTTGCTGATAAACAGGAAGTATCGAACACTGTAACCGTGGGTAAAGATTTAAATGACTTCTATGCAGACACCAAAGCCGAGTCTTAATCCTGCGTTACGTTCGTTCTGGACGACCAAGGCCCGAAACAAAATTCTCATGGGTGGTCGCGCTTCATCGAAATCATGGGATGCAGCAGGCATGGCGATTTTCTTAGCGAATAAATACAAGCTGAGATTTCTTTGTGTCCGCCAGCTGCAAAATAAGATTGAAGAATCCGTTTACTCTTTGCTGAAAATCCAAATTGAGCGTTTCGGCTTAATGGACAATTTCCGCATTCTTGACAACAAGATTATCAACAAGGTCACTGGCTCTGAATTTATGTTCTATGGCTTATGGCGACATATTTCGGAAATAAAGTCTATTGAATCTATTGATATTCTTTGGAGTGAAGAAAGTCATGCTCTGACTGAAACGCAATGGGAAATCTTAGAGCCAACTATTCGTAAAGAAGGGTCTGAATGTTGGTTGTTATTCAATCCAAATTTGGTATCTGATTTCGTTTGGCGTAACTTTGTTGCTGATCCACCTGATGACACTTTGGTTCGACTGATCAATTACACTGAAAACCCCTTCCTATCTGAAACAGCGAAAAAGGTTATTGAGAATCACAAAATCAAACACCCTGACACGTTTGATAGAATCTATCTTGGTATTCCAAATTCCGATGATGACTCAAGCATTATCAAAGCATCGTGGGTCAATGCTGCCATAGATGCTCATATACTGCTTAACTTGCCTGATGATGGTAAAAACATACTTGGGTACGATGTTGCCGACAGCGGGGCAGATAAGAACGCTACAACGCACAGAAAGGGCATTGTCACGTACTGGACTGATGAATGGAACGGTAAAGAGGACGAATTACTCAAATCATGTACCAGGGTTCATCACAAAGCGCGTGAATTAGGTGCGACTGTAATTTATGACTCTATTGGTGTTGGTGCTGGTTGTGGTGCGAAATTTAATGAGCTGAATCAAACCAATAAATGCAGTGTTAAACATGCCAAGTTCAATGCAGGGGCGGCAGTGGTTAAGCCAGAAGCACTCTATGAACGCGCAGCAGGGATCAAAAATAAAGACTTCTTTACCAACTTGAAATCACAATCATGGTGGTGCGTTGCGGATAGATTCCGCTTGACCTACCAAGTAGTGAATGCAATTAAGAACGGTGAAACACCACCGCCTTATCAGTTAGATGAGTTAATCTCAATCAGCTCTAAAACGCCAAACCTTGAAAAACTCAAGATGGAACTATCCATTCCTATGCGTGATTTCGACAACAATGGTCGGGTTAAGGTAGAATCTAAAAAAGACCTTGCAAAACGTGATATTAAGTCGCCAAACATTGCCGATAGCTTCATAATGGCCTATGCACCAATTAACTCAGGGCTTAACATTAGACCCGATGCCCTCAAAGGATTATTTTAATGACCAAAAAGAAAACCCTACGCCAACGTGAAGTCGAAGCGTTAGAGCGTCAAACGCAAATCCTCGAAGGGCAACATGCGCTCACTCAACGTATGCAAAAAACAAACATGCCAAAGCAATATACGGCACACCAACCGATTGCAGGGGTATTACCACAAGGCATTAAAACCGCACCTGTCGCAATGGACTCATGCAATGGTATCTCATCGTACGCAAATACTGATCCAATGTTCTATGGTGGGTTTATTGGCTATCCTACGCTTACAATGATGGCTCAGAGTGCCGACTATCGAAACGTGCCTGATACCAACGCACTAGAGATGACACGAGAATGGGGTAAAATCGTTGTCAAAGGGGATGGCGAGAAAGATAGCTCAGACAAGATCCAAAAGCTCACAGAAGAATTTGAGCGCATAGACGCACGAAATATCATCCGTAAACATATCGAGAATGAGGGGCTTTTTGGTATGTCTCACCTGTTCATTAAGATTAAAGGACAGGATGATAAGACAGACTTGCCACTAATCTATGAGAACGTGCCTAAAGGTGGGCTTGAGGGATTGATTCTGATTGAACCAATCCACAGCTCCCCTGCTGCGTTCAATGCAAGTAATCCATTGGAGTTCGATTTCTACAAAGTGAATAACTGGTTTGTACAGGGCGTGAACATTCACCAAGACCGGTTATTAACCCTTGTGACGCGACCAGTGCCGGACCTATTGAAGCCAGCATACAATTTTGGCGGTTTGTCTTGGTTGCAAATCATGAAGCCATACGTTGAGCGATTCCAACGTGATACCGATTCAATCAGTGATCTTATTTCCAAGTTTAGTTTGACTGCCCTCAAGACCAACATGGAGACAATTCTTCAAGGTGGTGAAGAAGGTGCAAGCCAACTACTGGCTCGTGCTCAAATGATGGGTGCTTTCCGTGATAACCTGAATATGTTGCTCATGGATATGACAGGCGAAGACCTTGTGCAGATCAACACTCCGATGACAGGATTGGTTGATCTATGGGCTAAGTCTCAAGAATTGATGGCAATGCCTTCTCATACGCCATTAGTGAAATTGACGGGCATCACACCTTCGGGGTTGAATGCGTCAAGTGATGGAGAAATACGTGTGTACAACGATTGGATTAGTGGATTGCAAAACGCTTTCATTCTGCCGCAGATCATGAAGATTCTACGCATTGCTCAAATGTCGTTATTTGGAGAGATTGACAATAATATTTCGTTTGAATTTAACTCACTAAAGCAAATGGATGATAGTGAACTGGCTGAATTGAACAACAAGAAGGCTAATACTGCAAGCGTACTGATTGAAGCAGGGGTATTATCTCAAGAGGATGAACGATCACGATTAAGTAATGATCAAGATTCAGGCTATGGATTCATTGATCCCGATAAAGTTCCAGAACAGATGGATTTTGACTTGACGGATGAAACGGAACAATAGTATTATCCTGTTATTGGTTGAATCCATGCGCGACATGGTAAGAGCTAAGTATGTGTCAGATGTATCAAAGTGCATACATGCAACTATTCGCACGTTGCCAATCAATACAGGCTGACCGTCATGCCATAAATGGCGGCAATGGGTGAAAAAGGTAGCATGAACCTATCGTGTAATAGATTGAGTACGCTAAAAAGATCCTCCGCTTGGTATACGCCCTGTAGCAAAGCTGATTAGCGGTTTAAGTACCCACTTTTAAAACTGATCTGACCGCCAAGAAAGTTTGGCAATTGATTATGGATTCCAGTGCGGTATGCCCATAGTGACGGTTTAAGAACTCACCGCAGATTTTAAATAAACTCCCTGATACATGGAGACCTAGCGAAAGTCTAGCCCTCGGACTAAGCAAGTAACTAGGCAAAGGAATTAATGTATCTAGTACCGCGTTTTCTTCATAGTTCTCGACTCAGCATGTAACCGCCCTTGTGTGCGAAAG